AAGTTTACCCCCGCGCTGGCGCCGGTTTACTGGGGGTAAACTTCAGGTTTAATAAAACGGCCTCCCCGGAGAGAGGCCGTTGCGGTGGCGTAACAGTGATCAGCACAGCTTTGCGTCCATCGTCATCGCGAATCTGTCAAACTCGATACTCTGGATATTTGTGAAATTCCGCCACGCGGTGCCTGCGTCGTTGAGCGCTTTCAGTGTGACATAAATATGACCGTTCTTGAAAATCAAATTAGCATCAGCGCGGTGATATACTCCGTCTGCTTTTACGAACGCAGGAACGCTTACATTACACAGATTATAATTACATCCCACAGCGTAGCAGTTTCCGCTGATCGTACCGAGGTCCAGGAGAGTAGCACCTCCGGCGCCATAACTCGCGACCGGCGTCGCGAACGTGTAAGCAAGTCCGACCTGCGTCATGATCGTAACGGCACCCGGCCGCAATGACGTTGCGAGGTTTCCGTTTATATTAGTGCTGTCATTCTCATTCGCCGGAGTAAACTCCATTGTAAGATATGCGCCGTACATATCTCCGGAGCCGCCCAGGAGTACGTCCGCGGTCATTTCCGCAATGTACTGCTGGCCTGCGCTGTTTGCGTGGACACCGTCCGAGGCGAAGACTTCAAAATATCTGTGCAGCGCGTTTTCAATGTTCGAGATATAAGCGGCGCCGACGAGCGCGCTCCCCTCGATATAGTTTCGCGCACTCTGGCCCATCTGGTAGATCTTGGAACTGTCCCGGGTCCATCCGCAGTGTCCAATCCAAATAGTCGCATTAGGGTACTTTGTTTTTGCGATAGTCACGAAGCTGCGAATAGCGGCTTTTACGTTGGCAGGTGTCGCGGAGTAGTCATTATAACCACCTTCGCATACAACGTCTGTAACGCTATCAGGATCGCTCATGGCGGACGCGTTGATCAGGTCAATAAATGATGCACCCTGACCATTTGCAACGAATCCGGCGCCGCCGCGAAAGCTGATTTCATACTGGTCCGAACTGAGGCCGAGCATAGAAACAAGCAGATCCGCCCAGCCGGTTACGGTTCCGTCGGGAGTATATCCCTCCGCGTAACTGTCTCCGATGATCACAAAGCGCCGGGAGTTGAGCGAGCGCCGCGTTGTCTTGAATGTCTCACGGATCTCCGGAATCGTCTCGTTCTCAAGGTTTGCAATGTCTTCCTGGATCGCCGCGAGCTGCTCGTTGAAAACCCCGGTCGCCACCCAGTATTCCGGATTGCCGGAGGGATCCCCGACGGTCGCAGGTACGACCTTCTTGCTCGTGTAGCTGTTGCCATTCCATGTGACGATGGTCAGGGGTTCATAGATTACACCGGAGCGCCATTCCGCGGTGCCGTCGCTGTTTTCATAAAACTTCGGCACATATCTCGCGCCGATATACTGTCTCGTTGCCATTTTATCCCTCCTTAATATTCAAGCACCAGGTGTCCGTATTCGGGCTGGATCGCAAGGGTGATGTCCCAGCCGGTCGTCTTAAAGTCGATGTCATCCCAGCTTTCCGGGATATATGCCACAAAGTATCCGGAATCCGTCAGGCCGAAAAATACCATTTTGGCCATATCTCCGACGATGTCATAAAAGTTGTTTACGATCCATTCCTTGATACCTGCGGCGATGTCTGCCGGAAGATTTCCGGCGCGGATCATGTTGAGGATCGCGTTGAGTCCGTCAATGGTCGCCTGGGACGAGTTCTTCCATTCTTCCAGGGCTTCCACTGCCGTGATCACGCTTCCGCACTTCCGGATAAGCCATCCGAGATCTCCGTCATACTGGCGGACGTGTGGAAAGTCATTGAGAAAAGACATGTTGTACCTCCCTTCTTAATAAAGTCCGATCATAAAAGTTTTGAGGAAGTGTGCCGCGATAAACTCATAAAGCGAGAATTTGACCACGCGCCGCTGATCCTCAAGCATCTGCTGCGAAGTCGTGACGCCAATATTTCCGTGAATCCTGGAATGCTCACTTCCTTCTTCCCCGGTCTCCCTGGAAAGCTCCTCATCATCGCTGTCCGCAGTGTTCGTGATAGTCTTGGACTGCGGCTGGTAGCTGCTCTCATTGTAGGCGGAAACCTGTTCTTCCGTAGTCGCGTTTCCGGTCAAGTCCCGGTTCCGGTTATACGATTCCGTGCCGCTGCCGGTCCGCGTCCGGTCTTCGATCCTGTCATAGTTCTCCAGGGGATTATAGGAGTATTCCAGAGTTTTCGCCAGTTCCTCATGGATCTGCAGGCGCATGATAAAGTAGTGCTCGACCATGCGTTTAAAAAGAATCGGGTCCTGGTAGATAGGATACAGCGTGCATCCTTCAAAAAGGATCTGGTTTACCAGCGTTTCCCGGTCCATTTCCTCCGGGAGAACTATATTATTCAGCAGTTCCGGGTCCGCCGTCAGAAGATCCAGAAGAGTCACCATTGTTCTCACCTCCTTCCAGGATCGGATTCACTTCGACGCGAAGATCAAGGCCAAACATCTTATTGGATCTGTCCATTCCGCTGCGGATCGTCTCCAGCCAGTGAGACATGGAGAACGCGGTCTCGGTGTTATTGGCGTTTACCTCGTCCGTGATCATGCGTTCCCGCTTGTCACGGTTAAAGTTTGGGATCCCGATCTCCGTCAGGAATTCGTTCCAGATTGTCTGTTTAAGCAGAGAGACGTCATTTCCGATGAACGTATTTTTTACGTTCAAGAGCTCCCATGAAATAGAGTCAACAGAATCCTTGGACATGCACACAAAGGGATTTCCCTCGCTGATCTGCTGGTATGCCGTCTTGATGGTCTCCGCCGCGGCCTTTCCTTCCGCCGTAGCGATAAACGCAACCTTGGAGTTCATGAGATTCACAGATACCGCGCTGTCGCACATGGCCAGAAGATATGCATACTTGTCCAGGATCGGCACTATACCCAGCCAGTTATACTGCAGCCGGATCACCTCGCAGTCCGTGCCGATAGTCCGGTCGAAGTTCCCCAGCACCGGATTCGCATAGATCAGCTTTGTGGGCCGCTCGAATACGTTGTAGCCGCTGGCCGCGCACTTAAGCGCCAGTATTCCCATGGCCGTATCAGTTACGCCGACGTAGCCATCCAGGAACAAATGCTGACGGAAGTAGTCGAGATCCCATTCCTCCGGAACCGTGAAGCTGAAGAGCTCGAAGATCTTCCGCAGCATCCTTTCTTTGTAAAAAATTGTGGATGTGTTGATCTGAGCCTCGACGTCCTTCGGAGAAGACTGGAAGAATTTCCGCCGGAGGTCGTCAAGGCCCACAAGATCAAGTCTCTGATTTCCCATGTAACACCTCCTTTCTACTCAATATAAAATCCGGAGTTGATGAAAAGATCTATCGCGTTGATGGCGTCCGAGGATGCCGGAGCCGCAACGTGCGCGTTTACGCACTGGCAATAGCCGGTGCAGCTTGCCAGACTGATAGGTTTCTGGGTCGGCACTCCCATTACTGCAGCCATTTCCGCCGGTTCGCACGCCGTACTGTGCGCCACCGTATAACACACAATATCCCGCGGAAGACCGGCACCGTTTCCGCCGCCGACGCCTCCGACGCAGGACGGATGATGCGAGAGCATGACCTGTTCGGTCTGGATCGCTGTGATCACCGCGTCCGCGACTCCGGTTCCGACGGACGGGATGACACTGTGCGAGAGGTCCGAGACGGTCTTTCCCGCTCCGGCCAGCAGCGTGTTAAACACCTCATTGGAGGATGCTCGCTGATTGATCCCTATCGGATACTGCGCGCAGCAGCTTCCGCCGAATGCGCCGATGATCTCTCCTCCGCTTACGACCTGGTAGCTGATCTGGCCATCTGTCACCGTATAACTGTAATAGATCGTAATGCTGGAGGCACTTGTCAGGCTGTCCGAGGATAATCCCACCATTCCCACAAAAGGAAGATACAAATAAATATCCTCGCAATACGCGCGCCGCCAGTCCGAATAGTGCCAGGGGATCGACACAGATACGGAGCCGGTCCGCGGTTCCCCGTTAACAACGATACCGCTGACTTTCGTCTCAAAATTTCCCAGGGAAATATATTCCTGGAAATAGGTTCCCTCCGGTTCGAAAGGGATCCAGATGCAGGACCGGATACATGACGGAGCATTCGCGAAGTCATTGCCCATGAGCGAGGTCTGCAGCGTTGCCAGTGCATCCGATGAAACGCCGGTGGCGGGATCAGAGATGATGTCTACTACACGGTCATAGACATCATCCATGTCGTCCTGGACGCTGCTGATCAGGCGCCGGAGGTCCGCAAGAGAAACCGAGTAGGAGCACGCACCGTTTTTCCCGATAACAGTCAGGATGTAAGTGCCGTCCTGCCGCCAGATTCCGAGGTTCGCCGTCGCGCGGGATACGATGCAGTCACTCTTGACCGGGATCCTCTTGTCCGGAAGCCATGTCCCGCCGGATACGGAGGAATACGCCACGAACGCCGTCGTTGCCAGGATATTTGCCTTATACGTCGCGAGAACGTCCTGAGTACAATGGACCTCAAAAAGCTGGTTAGCCATCCGCACAACGTCATCGATCCAGTAATACCAGGTATCCCACTGGACATAGTTGTAGGGGAAGACGTTAGATTCCAGACGCAGAAGGAAGACCGGATTATAGTCCGAGCATCCGTCTTTCAGCGCAACACTCAGTTCCAGGGGAAGCTGCTCCGCCGTCGGCACATATGTGCTGTTTCGTTTCTTGGAGACTGTCCCGAGTCTTATAGTTACTGCCATTGTTACCTCCGAAAAGGGCGGCCATAAGAGCCGCCCATGATGTCAGGAGAGAGTGAAGATGACGCAGTTCTCACTCAGGTCGTTGAGGTAATTCCTCTGGAGATGCCAGAACGTGTTGTAATACATTCCGCGGGCATTGACCGGAGTCGTGAGCACATCCTCCTCCTCTTTGTACAGTCCCATCGCGTCACGGTCGTGCAGGATCGCGACAATATTCGCAACGCTCGTTGCCGCTCCGTCGGAAGCCCTCTTGACGTTGACAGAACCCGGAGTCTGCGCGGCCTGCCAGAAGTTGACGGACGTATATGTGCCGCGGAGCGTCACAAACTGATCATGGAAAGCTGCGTATTCCACCTGGGTCTCCATCGCGGTCTCAAACTCGGAGAGGATCCGGAGGCGCTGATCTTCCAGCGGGGTATGCCGGGTCTCCGTGCCGTCATTGTAGAGCGTGGACATATCCGTAAAGCGCTTGGAATACTGCTTGATCACTCCGGCCGCATAGCGGAGGAAATTGCCGTCGATCAGCGCATTTGCCGCGGTCACGTCCTGGGTAGCAATGGCGTTGTATCTGGTCATCAGCTTGATCTCTCGGGCCGTTCCTGCGATCTCTGCGATATAGTTCGCCATGCAGGTGCGGCCCAGGTTCTCAAAGGAAAGTTCAATCTTGTTCTGGACTTCCCCGAAGACCGCGGACAGGAATCCGGCCATTGCCGCCTCAGAGAGAAACGCCTCCTTCAGCAGCTTTCTGGAGATCGTAATATAGAGAGAATAGGGATTCCTGGCGACGAAAAGTTTCTGGTCGACTGACGGTTTCTTCACGATATAGGGATCGACACTCTGGCCGTCGGTCAGTTCGTATGCATCATCCTCGACTGCCTCCGGCATCCGCACTTTGATCTTCTGCAGGATCGCTCCCCACTCGAAGTCCGTGAGGACCATATCCCCCAGCTTATTGGTATACTTCCGGTAACTGATGATAGTCCGGCCGATACGCTGCACAAGCGTGTTCAAAAACGCCTCCGTGTTGCTCTGGGAAGAAATGACCGCGTTCCCCAGAGAGACGAGGCCGGACGCGTCGACCGCGGTCAGGGCCGTAGAGCCGAGTGCCTGCGAGACTACGCCGTTGACGATTGCATAAACCTGATTAGTGTCCATGTGTATCCTCCTTTTTTTCATTCATTGAGCGGGAGACCGCAATAGCCTCCCGCAAGTCGTTAAGTGCTTCTGTGTTCTTTGCAATGGTCTCCAAAAGTTTTGACTGGATCGTGACAATGTACCAGGCAAGTGCCACAACGCAGACAATCGGAAAACCGAGCGTTGAAATCATCTGGTCGAGTGTCATTTGAATGCCTCCGCGATCGTCTGGTCGAGGGTCTTCGCCTGTCCGGTGTCGATCTGCCTCGCCAGGGTGAAATTGAGTTTCTTAGTGTCCTGGAGCTCTGCGAGGGTCTTTGCATTGCTCTCCTTCAGCGCGTTAAGTTCCGCGAGGAGGCTGTCACGCTCTGCCTCAAGATCGCTCCGGTCATGCTCCAGGTCTGTGATCTGCTGTGTCTGGGTGTCAATTACGCTCTGCATTTCTTCTGATGTCATGTTAAGAGGTCCTCCTTTCTTTTAAGATCTTGTTTACCAGCGCCTGCACATCGTCGTAGCTGTAGCCTGCCGCGGCGAGCTTGAGCCTTCTTACGAGCCCGTTCCCGTACTTCCCGCGGATCACTGCCTCCGCGACGGCCCGGAGCTCCGTATCGTCTTCACCGTCGAGCGATTCATATTTCGGGCAGATATACCCGTTGATATATCCGGAGCCGCCGACGATCTCGCGCGACTTAATCTGATCCTGGTAGTTTCCATCAATACTCCGGATCAGGTCAATCTTTTTATCGTAGCTGAAGACGATGCCGATATGATCAGGCCATGCGTCCATATTCCAGGAATAAAGGATCAGGTCTCCCATCTGCGGCCGGTAGTCCGGACCGGCCCAGATTCCGCGCTGCTTTGCGTATTTCTTCATTTCCCCACAGCCGCACTCCGGAGGGATCAGTTTTTCATTGCCGGTCTCCATGGCCGCGACGGTCACGGACGCCGCGCACCAGGAATCACCGTAGCGCATCATATAGCCGCGGGGGAGAGGCCGGAGAGTGTTGTAGACGTCGATGATCCTTTTATGCTCCTCGGATCCTTCGCGCATGCCGATCCTGGTAGCAAACCATTTCACCATATTATAACGATGTCCCATATTTTCACCTCATCGGGCGGCCGTCCGGTTGACTGGACCGTGCGCCTCCTTCCGGGAGTTAGTCATGCGCAGGCCGCCCTTACTTTCGTAATATCATATTATGTATCCAGTTTCAATACTTCATACATGACGGCCTTCGCCGCAAAGTCACAGAATATCATTTTTCCGGAGATCGCCGCATCCCGGAAGCGGATGCCGTGATTTTTCCGGAAGTTGAGTTGCGTGTCCGTTGAGTTATAATGCGGACAGTCTGCCGCGGATCTGCAGACATAATACTCGCGCCTTGACTTGTGCGCGTAGATGTAGAGATCATCATAGCTGCATACAGGGGAGTATTCCCCCAGGGGCCGCGAGCGGACATTGTACCAGGAATCATACGCGAATTTATTGCCGATCGCGTGGTCGGCATACCTGCTTCCGGCCGTCAGTTTGTAAAGCGCTGTCATGCTCTTTTCCGCGGCAAAACCATCGTCATATGGCAGCCGGACCAGGATGGAGCGGTCCCTGTCGATATAGTATTCCTTCCCCTTTGCGATCATGCGCTCCAGGATCCCGACCAGGCCGAGCGCCGCGAGGATAGGGGAATTGATAGAAACAGCATTCGACAACATGAGGACACGGACCGGAGGACGGCCGTCAAGTTCCCTGTTACGGTTCACGGTCTCGTAGAGGTTGAAAAATGCCTCATCTTCCGCCTTGATCGGGCGCGCGTTTTTCTGGGGAACAAATTCGTCAAAAAGGATCAGGTCAACGTCCGAGAAGTCCACGCCGCGGAGGTTCCCGAAAGTCGAGAGCGCCATAGCATAGCCGCGGACACTTCCCTCCGGGTCCAGGATCGTCGAGAGATCCCCGGCGCGCTGGATCTTATAATCCGTGCCGTCATAATTATTGATGGCCTTGAAAGGGTTGGTCTCCGGAAGCGCGCAGAGCTCTATCTCGGTCTTTGATCTCCGGAGATAAATAAAGTTCCCGGATAAACTTACAGCGCTCCGGAGAGAGCTGAAAGTTTTACCGATCCCTCGGCCGCCGATAATGAAATTGAAAGTCAGGCCGCGGTCCAGGTCCTCATGCACATCATAGTATTTCACAGGACAGTGACGCGCGTGATCGAGCGTCCGGCCCTGGTCGTTGCCTGCTCAAGCTTGATCTTCACGCCTCCCTCCGCCTTGAGGTCCGCGTTTGCCTGGTCGATGTCCGTGCCGTAGTCCTCCATCCAGTCCGCAACGATGTTCTGAAGGACAGTGCCGCCGGAGAAGAAGACGCCGGGATCCTCAGCGATCACAAAGATCGGATAGCTTCCATCCTTACCGGGGATGATGTCGAATCCGGTGATCGTCACGCCCTGGGGATAGTCGCGGATGATCTCTGCGGTCTTAAGTTTCGTCTTCCCTTCCATGAGCGGGGAAATGCTGGTAGTCTTCGCTGCTCTTGCCTTAAAGTTTGCCATTTTGTTACCTTCCTTTCTTCCTTTGCTTAGTTGTCTGTTCTTTTTGGGGAGAATCCCCCCTGTTGATAATAGCATCATATTCGTCCGGAGGCAAGCCGATTATTGCGGAATATTCTCCGGTAATGCCTAAAGTGTATTCGCCTGGAAGCAGTGCAACATTTCCGGCGCTTGTCATAGTGCATCCGTCGACGGTGATCTTGTGAATCGGTTCATCGTTATACCAGGCCGTCAGGCGGCCGGAGTCATGGATCACGGTTCCGGGCCGGAAAGCGGAAACGCCGCCATGCTCTGAAAAATACTTCGCACCTTCCTTCTTTCCGAGACCGGCAACGGTAGTTTCTATCCGTCCGTCCTGATCCTCGACGATGTACTTTTTACTTCCCCAGGAGCGGAATGATTTATAGGTTCCCTCATATTCCCAGGTCCCCATGGTATATGTTTTTCCCGCGACTTCGACCTTGGGAGGTATGTCGCAATTATCTATCATTTTGAGTATTTTCCGGTTTTCATCGTCGAAGTCCTTTTTATGGTCTCCGCGGCACTTTATAGAGTCTGTGTCGCAGTATAAGACATCCCGGATCCCTACGCGCTCTATCATAAGCTGCAGCCGCGCGCGGGCGTTGGCCGTGATATATACGCCGTGCTGGTAGCTTAGGAAGTTGTTCCATGAATCATAATATTTGTCGAGCTTCGCCTGCCGCCATTCCTCCGGGCTCATGTCTTCCGGGATCCCTTCCGTCGTCCATTGTCCGGCGGTAAAAAGGATCTCGTCGGATGTGATGTCCGTGACCATCATTCCGAAAAAAGCGTTTATCTTATTTTTTATCTTCGCGTACTCATACTCTTTTTCCGGGTCGGTCTTCTTTTCATGCTTAAGTTCGCACTTCAGCCGGAAATACTCCAGGACAAGGTTTCGGAGCTCCCTGGGCAGCTTCCCTTTGCCGGTCGCATAGGTATCTTTCGCGAGGACCTGTTGAAAATTATAGGTGCGCTCAATGATCTTGAAGTCGACGTCCGTCAGGATCATTTCCACCATGTCCGCCGCGAGGACGCGACCATTATCCATGACCGGCCGGGAGAAGCGGACGCAGTGCGCGAGATCTATATAAGGGATACCATAGCGCTGTTTCTGGCGGATGCCCAGGAAAAGAAATCGTCCGATAACAGCATGATCCTTGTCCAGATGATAATGCAGCCGGTCCGGCCTGATCGGAGAGAACGCGCCCATCGGAAAGCGGTCCAGCATGATCGAAGCCGGATAGCTTGACGCGAGATCATAGCTTGCGACGTCATCCAGGATCTGTCCGGTCATGTCTCCGTTACAGTGCGTGTTGCCGCCTCGGAAAGCGGTCCGCATCATGGTATAGAGTTTTTCGTCCAGCCTGGTATGGCGGAATTTCCGCCGGTTCCAGGGATTTACCTTCATGGCCGCTCTTGCGTCTCTCCGGACATAGCCGGTGGAGGTAAGCGGTATACTGGTAATGCTGTCATGCCGGAGCCGGTCCGATATGCACTCGCAGAGACCGCGGACATCATTATAGCAGTACGCCTCTTCTTCCTCCGTGAGAGGCGTGTCCGCTGTCCGTAGCTTCCTGTAATCATAGGTATCCCGGAGCTTATAATGGATGCATCCGGCACTGTTCTCGCAGAATTTCAAGAGATTCATGTTTGAGAGGATATAGCTGCAGCGCCACTGGATGCACTTGCATTCTACTTTCATCGGTTCCCTGGGTGATCTTGCGAAAATGGATTCTACTCCCCAGAAACGCCACGCGAATTGAAATTCAAACGCAAGGTTATGGACATAAACCACCAGCTTCCTGGAATCGGATAACTGCAGCACCTCAGAGAGCATACCCTGGAAATACTCGTAGTCTTCCCATGTGCGCCCGAAGCACACTTTATCGTCAATGCAGAATTGCCAGTGATACATGAAGGCAAACGGGCCGCCTTGCTCCGCCGGACGGTCGATAGATGTCGTTTCTATATCAAACGCTGCGGGGATATTCAGAAACCATGTGCCGCGCTTCCGGACCGTCGGCGCGTCCAGGAAATCTGCATAAGGAAAATCCCGGACGTTGTAGACGGTCTCGGTCCGCGTTTCCTGGCGGCCGGAGATCATGACCGGAACGCTGATCTGTTTCATGTCTTCCTGCGGCTCCTCCGCTTCTTGACCGGTTTATAGGATTCCTTCAGCGCGGCCTCAAAGATCTCGTCAATATCGAGCTTCTTGTCATCCGGGCGCCTCTCGTTTTTCTTCAGCATCTTCTCAATAGCCGCCTCGAATTTTTCTCTGGTCGCTCCCTTGTCAACAGCGTCGACGATCATCTCTATATACTCCTCGGAGGCCATGTAGTCCTCGAATCCGTAAAGAGATTTACTGGACAGGATATCAAAAAGGGTATTCTGTTTCTGGGCGGATTCCCGGAGAGGTCCTGTCAGGAATCCTTTATCATCCAGATTCTTAAGCGCCTCCTCTCTGTACTCTATTGCTCCCTTGACCGTCGAGCTTTTTGCCAGGTCGAAGCGTGCCATGGCCTGTAGCTGGTCCAGTAACTTGTCAGGATCTTTCCGGAAGATTGCTTTACCTCTTGAAAACTGATCCATGCCGAAAAGTTCCTGCGCGGACTCCCTGGCGCGCTTTACCGCGCCGGGCTCGGTCCCCATTGCTTTCTCAATTCTGGCCATGCGGCGGTTGATGTTCTTCGCCTGCATGGCATTCTCCCGAAGAAGCTGTTCCATGTAGGCGCTGTCCTTCCTGGCGCGCTCGACTTTGCGGTAAATGTCGTGCATTGCGCGGTCATAGGCGTTTCTAGCCATTAGTTCCTCCCTCCTCTCTATAAGAAATAGCACCACGAAACGCAAGGAAAAGCATGTCACACAATTCTTTTTCGTAATTGCCAGCAAGGCAATGCGCGTCAAGTTTGAGTCTAACAAGCGATTCACTGAAACGATCATTCTTATAATGCTGCTCAAATTCTTTCGGGATCTCGATCACGATCTCCATTATCTCCACCTCCAGCATTCAGACAGCCATAACAGCACAACAGCGAAAAAATAAAAGTTCGTTCATGGTTTACCCTCCACAACTCGGACAATCTGCAGCTGATCCTGATCGGGCCGCTTGCTTATCCATTTCCAGGCATCGAAGAAAGAGCGGAAGCGCATCGGGGTTCCGTATTGCATCTGGCGGCCGTTGCGATCCAGGAAGCGGTCTCCCTTCTTAATGTAGTATGTTGACACCAGTTTGATCCTCCTCATGCTATATAGTTACGCAGCTTCTTATTTCTCTTTACCGGGTGATGCTCCTCAAAATACAAGCCATATCGTCCACGCTTTACCGGCGCCTGATCCGGATCGGCAGTGACCGGAATGTATCCATGCGCGCAGGAAGTGCGGATAATCTTATATCCGCACTCCCGCGCCTGCTTCCATGTCAAACTCATTTTTCACCTTCTTTCTCGTGGGGATAGTGTTCTCCGGTCTGCATCTCCAGGACGATCATGTCCGGAGAGACTGTGTACACAATCTTATAAGCACAGGGGAGTAGTTCATCTTCCTGATCCATCGAGAGAAGGATCTTATCAAGCGCCTCGGAGATCGTGTCTGCGTCCGTGTAAATCCGCCAGGAAGACGGTTCACCTATCAGCGGTCGACCCTGAAGGTAGATGGAAAAACGCTTCTCCGGGATTATATCCATGACGCTGATCACGTCGGCGCTTTCATTGAGTTTATACATCATGTCATGAGCTGCGTCGAAGGATTCATAGGTTTCAGATAAAAAATTGCTTGTTGCGATGTCGTAGAGTTTCCAGATAGGTTTCATTTATATTCTCCTTTCGTTCGGGCGTAATTCCCCCCATTGCTATTATAGCAAACTCCCCCCCATTATACAAGCACCTATTTACTAAACCAGAAGTCTACCCCTGCTAAACTCAGCGAGTACGGCAGGGGTAAACTTTTGTAATGCGAGAGTAAACACAAGCGTGCTCGTTCGTGTCCGCCGTGCGCGGTCAGTGTCCGCCGGTGTGTGTCCGTGGTACGCGGACAAATTCGGGGAAATGTCCGCCAGCTGCACGCACAACCCAGGCC